GGCGTCGGTGATTTCAACGTCAATATCTTCTGTCTTGGCTTTGGACAGGAAGGCATATAGTTCTTCCGCCTTTATGGCGCCGGTGAGGTCGATACCCGATATTGGGTAGGAAATACTGATTTCATCATTGTAGGTGACAACCCTGTCTTTCATGAAGGCAAAGGAGGTTGACTGTTCTATCAATTCCCGATTTGCCAACCCTGGCTTAACAGCTTCCAGTGCTTTTATCAATTCAGCTTTTTTCATTTGCAGACTCCTTTATTTTTATAAGGTTTTTTCGTTCGATTATTTCATCTTCGATATGCTGTTCAAATTTATGTTCTAACATATTTACTTTAGTTACCAGTTTTTTAATAATCCGTTTTAATTCAATATGCTCTGCTTTATTTTTTTCTACTGGGTTCGGAATATCAAGATCGCGCATAGTATTTCCTATTCGATTATTTGTAATTTCATTCCGTAATTATTAACACCTTGTGGAATTTTGATCCCGTCTTTTTTAATTAATTTGTTTTTTCTAAAAAGCGAATAATTGACATGGTGTTGCCATCTTCCCCATTTTTTGGTAACTTCAACTATATTCGGATGTTGTAAGCGTAAAGATTCTGCCATTTTCCAACGGCCATTATCTTCTTTATTTTGACAATTTGTTCCTTCATATAATTTATCAGTATTCCCGCCATCCATTGTCATAGTTGTTTGTTTATACGCTAAAAATGCTAAAAATAATACTGTACACCATCCATCTTTTAATACTCGAATTGATAAATCAGTATCTTCATTATACCGTCCTCGCCAGCGATAAGGAATATCGTTTTTTATTAAAATACAAGAATAAATCCTTGTATTCATTCTAAACGGATCATATTTAGATTTTCGAGCAATAAACATAAAATAATTAAACCCAGAAATTGCAATATTTGTATACCGATCAATAAAATCTTCTGCACATTTAAAAATAGTTCCAGAAGTGACCTGAACTTTTAAATTATGATTAAAACGATAAAAACCACTGATATTATCATCCATAATCCAATGGCGTTTTACACCAATCGATATTGAATGTTCCCATACCCAGTTTCGTGCAGAAATACTCCCTTGCCCAAGATCACTAAAAGGTAATTTTAATATCTTTTTAGGTTCAATTACAGCAGCGTATTTATCGTATTCTTGCGGTTCTACTACAATATGATAAGGCACATTCATTTCATTTAGTGCTTTTACTGTTAATCTACTTTTCCACCTTCCTTTTGAAATAATATACACTGGATATTCAGGATTCATCGACATACCTCTTATTTGTTGTTTTACCAATTTCAGCAATGGGATACCATACTGATCGCGTGCGTTCAGTAAGTGGTTGCTCAATTAATTTAGAAAATTTAGCAAGGTCTTCTTTCGTTTCAAAATATACTAAAATTGAATGAAATGATGTCAGATCTTCTTGTATAAATTCAGGCATTCCCTGCCATTCTTTTTTCCACCATTCCAGATCTTCAAAAAACCCACTCATTTATTACTCCACTATTCAATTGTTTTTAATTCCATTCCATAATTATTTATTGTATCTGGGATTATCGCCCCTTCTTTTTTCTTTAATTTATTATGTCTGAATTTTGTATAATCAACGTGGTGTTGTACTCTATTCCATTTTTGAGAAACAACGGCAACATCTGGATGTTGTTCTACAATAGATTCGGCCATTTTTAATCTTCCATCATCTGCATATAATTCATCGGTATTCCCACCTTTCATATGCATTGTTGCCATTTTATTTGCAAGAAATGCATAGAAGAGAATTGTACACCATTTATCTTTTAATACACACAAGGATAAATCTGTATCTTCGTTATATCTTCCCCGCCATCGATAAGGAATATTATTTTGAATTAAGGTGCAAGAATAAATACGAGTATTTAAAGTAAATGGCGGACATACTCGTTTCCTTGGAACTAATAATTCATATTGCATACCTGCTAAAGCTACATTTTCATATCGGTCTACAAATTTTTCAATTACACGAAAAATAGTACCCGAATCCACCCGATATTTGATATTTTTTACTAACCGATAAAATTCAGTAATATTATCATCCAAAATCCAGTGTCGTTTTGCTCCCAAGGAAATAGAGTGTTCCCACACCCAGTTTCGTGCAGGGATACTCCCTTCACCCAAATTACTAAAAGGCAATTTTAATATTTTATCCGGATCAATAACAGAAGCGTATTCATCATATTCTTGTGGTTCAATAACAATATGATAAGGTACATTTATCTTTTCCAATGCTTTTGCGGTTTTCCTACTTTCCCACCGTCCTTTTGAAATAATGTAGACAGGATATTTTGGATTTAGAGGTCGTTGAGATGTACAAACTTTTTTCAATAAATTCATTTTTGTAAGTTTTGGAAAATAAATAAATTTTGTTTGTTCTGTAACATTTTGTTTAAGTAATTTAGAAAATTGCGCAATATCATCTTTATTTTCAAAATGAACCAAAATAGATTTGGAAGGTTGGTGATCCTCTTGTATAAATTCGGGCATATTTTTCCATTCAGTTTGCCAACCTTCCAAATCTTTAAAAAATCCACTCATTCTATTTTCCTTTTATATGCTTATATTATTTTGTTTTCTTAATTGAGTAAACGAGTGGGCGTCCTTCCGCTACCAATATACCTTCTGCAATAAGACGCTTTGCATCACCGCCAAAAGTGCCGCCTTTTGGATTCCATTCCCGTGCGCATACTTCTTTCATTGTACCAGGTTTTTCCACAATGGAAGCAACGAACAGGCTTACTTTGGATCCGACTGTGCATCCGAATTTATCCTCTTCTTTCTTTTTCGGCTCTTTCTTCACAGCTGGTTCTTTTTTTGTGGCATCTACTTTCTTTTTCAACTTCTCTGCCTCTTTTTTGACATATGTTTTCTTTTTTGCCTCAGCAGCGTCTTCTTTCTTTTTCAAAGCTTCCGCCTTTTTCTTTTCAGCGGCAGTTAGCTCTTTCTTGTCTGCCGAATCCGCTTCCTTTTTCTCTGCCGGTTCCGCTTCCTTTTTCTCCGCGGGGACCGCGGCAACGGACTTCGGCAACCTGGCCAGCGTTTTCTTTACCGCCAGATCAACCTTATCCCCAGGCTTCAGCAATCCCTTTGCCTCAATCAGAATCGTTATCAATTCCGCCGGAGGCATGTTCACTTCAATTTCCTCTTTCCCAGGAGCGACGAGGATTCTGTTCATTTCCTTTGCCGCTGCGATAAGCTCACTTCTTTTGATCTTTTTTTCACCGTCTTCTAATTTCTTAGTCATAGCGATCTCCTTTTTATTTTTGTATTCGTAAAGTTGTGCTACTGTTGATTCCCGTTCTGCATTTTTGCGGGGGCCAACGCCGAAACTAAAGCCAACCAGAAGCCCCAGCCCTTCGCATTGTAGAATTCTATCAAACAATGCAGTTAATAATCTTTCCCGATCCTCCGGGATATGTGCTATTTGTTTTCTTGTTGCCGTTATGTGCCTGGTTAATGCGCCTTGCGCTGCTCCTTTTGTAGTTTCTCTTTCTATCAAAGCCATCTCGATAGAAAGTGAAAGTAAATTATTGAACAAATCTTTTAATGCTTCAGGAGAACGGAATTCCAAATCAGGCACGGTTGCCAGCAGTTGCCCTGCAATGGTCTGCGGGGATGTTTCCAACGAAGTACCATCTATTTTCCAAACCGTTGCTGGTGGCATCCTTTTCCCCTTTCACTATATTATACTTTCAACGGCATCCAATTTTAAAAAATAGTTGGAAATAGTTTATTTAGATGTTTCCCCCACCTCCCCAATCTGTCGTAATGCAAGTTCCTTTCTCTTTCGCCATGCTTCTTTTCCAGCAGCACTTATTTTTTGTTTATGTTCTTCCGAAAGAAGTTTTCCAAGATGTGCGTCTTTATTTTTTTGTAGCGCTTTTTTTGAATGTTGCTTCCCATAAAATCCATTATTTTTACCGGCATGGGTGATACTTAATTTTTGTCTTGTTTCTTCAGAAGGATGTTTCCCAAACATGCCATTATTTTTTCCTTTATTTTTACCAATCAAAGCTTTGCTTAATTTTTCTCTTGTCTCTTTTGAAGGGTGTATCCCCATATGTGATTTACGTAATTTTTCCCGTGTTTCTTCAGAAGGATGCTTCCCATAATTTGGATTATTTTTGCCAGCTTGTTGTCCAATATGGGAAATCCTTAATTTTTGTTTTGTTTCTTCAGAACAATATCTGCCCATCCCTGCGGCGCTCATCTTTTGTTTTGTTTCTTTAGAACGCATTATTCCCAAAATAGAACCTGCAATTTGACAAATATTAAATTTTGGGTTTAACGTATCAATATAAAATTGTTCATATTCAATTAACTTTTCTTTTTCACAAAATTTTAATATAGAAAATTGTAAATCCGCATCTCCATATTTATTATAATGATTTTGTAAATGTATATTACAATGGTTTTTGTTTTTCAAATTCCCAAAATGGCCATATCTTCTTCCCCTAAGATTTATCGCGCTTCCCACGTAAACTTTACCATTTAATTTTGATTTAATTTGATAAATACCAGATGCATCGTTTGGGATGTTTGTTCTTTTTATTAGATTCATATGATATCTCCTTACAGATAATTGGTAGGCGAAGGGGAAATGAATAGTAAGGTATTCATTAATTATGGGGTATCCCCCGACCGTTTCACCTACTTTTATATTATATTATTATGGGAAAGTAAAGGTATTTTTCATAAGTAGCTTCCGAGAAACGGACGCCCCATTTCGAGGCATTGAAGCAGCCGCACTTGCCGAAATGTACTTGAAGTGCCTTCACGAATTACAAGTTCATTTAACCTCATCATCCGCAAATCTTTTTCTTCTGGAT